TGGAGCACCTTGAACTTCGGAGGATGCACGCACTCAATGCCATTGCGTCCGGACGGCACACCTTGGAAGAGGTCGCGCTTGACCGTCTTCTCGAAAAGGAAGCACGGAAACGGGTCAAGACGCGGATTGAGGTCCGCAGAAAGCCCGCAAAACCCGACGAAAACACCGCAGAAACCTTGCCAAACCTTGCAAATACACAAGAAAAACCACCATGATTGACGAATCCAAGGTCAAAAACCTCTCTTCCGGCTCAAACCCCTCCGAATCACCGAGGTTTCAGTGGGCGCACATGCCGCAGGAGACGTTGCTCCAGTATCTCGACGAGATCAAGGCTGTGCTTAACTCGACCAGCCTTGTCGAGATGAACATGGAGGAGGAGCTTGTCTTGCAGTACCGCGCTGTCAAGGCGCTGCAGGGCAGGGTGATTGACGACTTGGAAACCCCGGCTAACCAGAGGGCTCAGGTTGCCAATGCGGTGGCGTCCTCGCTGACCCGCTTGGCTGACTTGCAGATGACGATCTACACTTCTGAGCGCTTCAAGCGCGTTGAGACGCTGCTGATCCGACATTTAAGTAAGATGCCCGAGGACGTGGCTGCTCAGTTTCTGGACGACTATGAAAGCATGATTAAAAAACATGGTTAAATTTTGCCACAAGTGCCAGTCTGAACTAGATTTTGAGCAGTTCGGCAAAGACAAAAGTACAAAGGACGGACTTACTACCTGCTGTAAGCCCTGCAGAAAAGCCATGTTAGCGAACTGGAAAGCCAAAAACCCAGGAAAAGCAAAAGAAGCAACTGCAAGATGGACGGCTAAAAATATCGAGAAAGTGCGTGAGGCGGCAAAAATAAACCAAAGAAGCGCGAGAAGTTTACTTGCAGACGGGGAGTACGCCAAAATTCAAAAAGAGTGGAGGACTAAAAACCCATTAAAAGCTGCTGAATACCAGAAGAAAAATGTAGGTAAAGTGGGCAGAGACGTAGTAAACCAGCGGAACCGGCAGTACCGTAAGGCGGCTCCGTCTGCTTACGCTGAGTACGATGCTAAAAAGCGAGCAAAGCGCCTTAAAAGGCACGTTGTATGGGCTGATCGCTCTAGGGTTGAAAAGTTTTACGAAGAGGCTAAGAGTTTGCAGCAAGCGACCGGCAAAAGTTACCATGTTGACCATGTGATTCCGCTCCTTGGTAAGAATGTTTGCGGCCTTCACAATGAATTTAATCTTAGAGTCATACCAGCAATGACAAATTTGAAAAAAGGGAATAAGTACGACCCCGATATGCTTGACGAGGAGACACGAAATGTATGATATAGCAGAGGATCATCTGGAAAGACTGCGTGTCGCTGTCTTAAAGAAGCACAGTGCTGCCACTATTGCCAAGTGGATCACCGAAAACACATCTTATGCGGGGCAGCCATATTCTTACGCTGACCATGAGTATCAAGAGCGCATCCTTTCAGACACAAGCCAAGATATTGCTGTCCGCAAGTGCTCTCAGGTCGGGCTGTCTGAATGCTCGGCACGTATGGCCTTGTCCTTGGTCAACGTAATCAGCCCATACACAGTAGCCTACACGCTACCTACGGCCCACTTTGCCGGGACTTTTGCTAAGACCCGTATCGACCCTGTGATTGAGGGCAGCAAAAAGATGAGTGAGGCCATACATAAAACTGCGGACAACAACGAAGTAAAGCGCTTCGGAGACTCTTTCTTGTTTATTCGTGGAGCCGCATCGTCAAATGCGCCAATCTCCATCCCTTGTGACCACCTCATCCATGATGAGGTAGACTTCAGCGACCAAGAGGTGCTTGGGCAGTACACGTCTCGCTTGACCCACTCCAAATGGAAGCGAGTGACTAAACTCAGCACTCCCACTCTGCCCGGTTTCGGGGTGGACAAGGCGTTTCAGGACTCCAGAAGGCACTGGAATCACGTCAGGTGTAACCACTGCGGCCACTGGTTTGTGCCAGACTACTACAAGCACGTAAAAGTGCCAGGTTTCTTAGGGGACCTGAGGGAGATCAACAAACAGACGTTGACCCGTATAAAGTGGGAGGAAGCAGCGCTTCTTTGCCCATCTTGCGGGAAGCAGCCGTCTCTCCAGCCGCAGTACAGGGAGTGGGTGTGTGAAAACCCAACGGAAAACCACGCTTGCGCGGGGTATCAGGTAACGCCCTTTGACGCACCTAACATCATTACCCCATCCTACCTTGTCAAGGCGAGCACCAGTTACGACCGGGTACAAGACTTTCAGAACTTTTCGCTCGGAATCCCAGCAGAGGACAAGGAAGCGACGCTGACGCGAGAGGATTTTGTCAATCTTTTCGTCCATGAGTACCCTGGCACCAGTTGCGCTTACGTCATGGGCGTCGACGTCGGCAATGTCTACCACTTTGCGATTGGCGCCATCGACGCCTGGGGCGACTTGTTCGTTGTTCATACCGAGCAGGTTCCGATGGGCAAGGCGAAGACCCGTTACTTCGAGTTGCGCGACAAGTTCCGGGTCGTCTGTACCGTGATTGATAGCGGGCCGCATGCGGAAACCGTGATGTCGATTCAGGAGAAGGACGTCAACTGCTATGCCAGCGTCTACATGAGGAGCAAGAGCATCCTGACGCATAACGTCGTCGACAAGGACGACAAGCCGGATGAGGGTCAGTCTTTCGTCAGGCAGGTCAACGTGAACCGCAGTCGGGCCTTTGACGCCTACATGAACTTCATCCGCGAGAATCACCTCAAGATCAGGGCAAGTGACGAGGATGAGACCATCATCCAGCACCACACCGACATGAAGCGAGTCAAGGTGTATGACAACGATAGCGGGGAAATGCAGTATTCGTGGCAGAAGTCCTCCGGTACTGACCACTACCACCATTGTTTCTTGTATATGTGGGTTGCAGGCAAGATTAAAGGGGTAGGGCGGCCAACTATTCTGCTGCCCACATCCACGATTTTCACCTTCAAGAACAACCCGCAACAATGACACTTTAGGAGAAAAGGAAATGATCGAAGCCACCCTCATTGTCGGGGCGCTGCTGCTCGCCCTTGCTGCGTATTTTGGAAACGATATTGACTAGGCGCCGCGCGTTCGTGACGCTTGTCAAATTTAGGAAGCATGTGGTATAAGCGGAGCAATCCATTGGAGCCTCCGCCGATGCTGCCCAAATTCCTTGCTTCCCTGTTCAAGCGCACGCCCCTCGACGCCAGGGTCGACATCGCACCGTCGCCGCCGCCGAAGCGCTTGCCGAGGGATCAGGTGGCGACGTCGTCGTATCTGAAAACGGCGACGCCGTCGGAGTCCGCAGCCCTCCCGCTGACTGACCGCCGCCTCGCCAACCGCGACACCCTTGAATTCCGCCAAAGTTCCGACACCCGCACGGTGATTCGGGATTTTGCCGCAGCATCGCCCGATATTTCTGCCGCTGTCAACGCGGCCCTGCGTACCGCGATCACCGATTCGTGGACCGCTGTCGCCTACAACCTGGACGGCACCGTCAACGTCGACGGCACCGCGCTCCTGCAGCAGATCATCGCCAGTTTCAACTTCATGTCGTCCTACGACAAGGGCTACGCCGACCGCAACTCCCTCTTGTCCACGTCGGAAAGCCTTGGTCGGCAACTCATGCTCTACGGCTCCTACGCCGTCGAACTCGTGCTGGACAAGACGCGGTTGCCCGAGCGCCTGCAACCCTTGTCAGTGACGGCGATCCAGTTCTACCCGACTGACGGCGGCGACCGCCTCAAGCCGGTGCAGGAAATTGCCGGGACGTCGGTCGATCTCGACATCCCGACCTTCTTCTACGGGGCGATTGACCAGGACTTGCTGGAACCGTACTCGACGTCGCCGCTGGAACCCGCCTTGCAGGCCGTCCTGTTCTCCACCGAGTTCATGAACGACTTGCGCCGCGTCGTCAAGCGGGCCATCCATCCCCGCGTCACCGTGACGATCAATGAAGAGAAATTCCGCAAGGGCATTCCGCTGGAGTTCCAGAACGACCAGGAGCAGATCGCCGGCTACATGACTTCCGTCGTCGCCGGTATCGAGAGCAAGATCAACGGGCTCAAGCCCGAGGACGCCCTCATCGTCTTTGACACCATCGGCGTCGAAGTCGTCGACCACGGCAACACCAACCTCAGCAACGAGTGGGAGACCCTGCAAGGGATTGCGAACAGCAAACTTGCCACGGGCACCAAGGCCATGCCGACGATCCTCGGCCACGGGTCAGCGTCTGCCAACATCGCTTCCGCCGAGGCCCTGCTTTACATGAAGACGGCGGATGGCCTGATCCGCAAGAAACTCAACGAGGCTTACAGCCGCATCTTCACCTTGGCCGTGCGCCTCTACGGCATCGACGCCTACGTCGAGTTTGCCTACGAAGACATCGACTTGCGCCCGAAGAACGAGGTCGAGTCGTTCAAGGCGATGAAGCAGAGCCGCATCCTCGAACAACTCTCCCTCGGCTTCATCTCCGACGAAGAGGCCTCGATCCTGCTGACCGGGAAATTGCCGGCTGCCGGGGCGCCGAAGTTGTCGGGGACCATGTTCAAGAGCGGAGGGGCGCAGCCTGCCGGCGCCGGTTACAACGGCGCCACCAATGACGGCAGCACCATGAACCAGAACCTGAAGCCCGACACGCCCACGGGTGGCGCTCGCGGCTCGAACAAGAAGGCGGAAGGCGTGGCAGACGTCATCCGCTTCGGCTAGAATATGACATAGTTGGAAAGAGGGCAGCATGAGCGATCACGAAATTCTGAACATCATCCTGAACAGGATGAACCACCAGGACCGCACCCTTGACGAGATCAAGAACCAGCAGTCCGACATGAAACAGAAACTCGACACTCACATGCAGATGGAGGCCGACATCAGGCCGAGCATCGACGAGTTGATCGGTGTGCTCAAAGGCTCCAAGTTCATCGGTCGCATCGTCTTCTGGCTTTGCTCCATTGCCGGCGCGGCGTGGGGTTTCATCGTGTGGTCCAGAGACCACATCAAGATCAGTTGAAATGGGCGGCGGCAACCTCCGCCACCTTGGAATGATCGCTACGTCAGGCAGTTGGAGAAGGTTCTGGCTTGAGTGGCGG